CCGAACCACGCTATCAGCGTCAATCCAATCGTCCAGACGATGGGGAAACAGGGAAGCTTGATCGCGCTCAACGCCCTCAATGAATCCAGCCATCTCGACCTCCCGAAACCACGAGAAAGTCTAACACAGAAGGGAGTTTCCACACACCCTCGGCCCAAAGCTGACCGACAAGTTGCCAGTCCAGCGCAAAGCCGCCCATCCCGTCCGGTTGCCGCACCGGGCTTTCCAGCATCAGCGGCACGCTTAGTCGCGGCGCACTCATGCCCGCTTGCGCGAAACGCCGCGCCCCCCAAGCACCCGGACCGCGCGCCAGCGTTCGATCAGCGCGCTGACCCCGAACGGAACGGCAAGGGCGTTGCCCTCAAATCCCCGATCCTCGTAATAGCGTGCGGCAAGCAGCAGCACGGCATGGGCCAGATCGTCGGGAACCGCGTCCCAGACCGCGCCAAAACCCGCAGAAAAGGTGACGGTGGCAAAGCCTGCATCGGGCACGCCGGGCAGCCATGCGCCACGCGGCACCAGCATCGGGCGCTGCATGTCGGGTTGCAGCCCCCACGTATCGGGCGCGGCCACGGTGATCCGCCCCGCGCCGTCGTCGATCTCGACCCGCTCGATCGCGGTGACGGGGGCCAGCGGCAAAGGCTGGCCTTCGGGGTCGCGCCAGTCATCCAGCCGCAGCCGGAACTGCCGCGCCAGCAGCACCTTGCCCGTCCGCGCCTCGATGGTGGCAATGGCCGCGCGTAGGAACCCCGCAAGCGCCGCCGTCTCGGTCGCGTCTTCGGCTATCTCGAAGCCGGTTCCCAGCCGCAGGTGCGTCCGCAACCCCGCGACCGGCAGCGCCTCAATTGGTGGCGCCGTCAATTCCACAAGCATCATCTGAACCTCCCGCTTGCACGGTTGCTGCATCGCTGACGAAAATCGGGGCCGCGCGTATCCGCCCCTTGCGCGTGCGGACAGTCTTGCCAGTCGGGCGGACATGTCCCGCGCGGCCCCCTTCGGCCTTGGATCAGCCGAAGATCATCAGCTTGATGGCGCGGGCATCCGTGACGCCGCCGCCGACGCGCTTGGTGGCATAGAACAGCACATGCGGCTTGGCCGAGAAGGGATCGCGCAGCACGCGCAGATCGGGACGCTCGACGATGGTATAGGCCGAGCGGAAATCACCGAACGCGATCGAGGCCGAGCCTGCGGCAATATCCGGCATGTCCTCGCATAGCAGGACCGGATAGCCCAGCAACTGCGGCGGCTGACCCATGGCCAGACTGTCGGCCCACAGGAAGCGACCGTCAGTGTCGCGCATCTTGCGCACTGCGGCGGCGGTTTTCGAATTCATCACGAAGCTTGCATTGGCGCGGTATTGCGCTGCCAGCGCATAGACCAGATCGATCAGCGCATTCGCCGGATTGGTGGCCGCGAAATCGCCCGCAGCGCCGGACGGAATGGTGCCGATCTGCACATTGGTCGCCGAGGCATTGGCCGCACGCGCATGGTTCAGGAAGCCGCGCGGCTTGTTGACGCCGTCACCGCTGATGAAGGCGGTGGCCTCGGCGCGGGCGAATTTTTCGGCGATGCGACCGGCCAGCCACGTCTCCACGTCAAAGGCACCGTCATCCAGCAGGCGCTGGCTGGCCTTGGGCATGGCCGACAGTTCATGCACCGGGATGACCACGCGCTGCACGGTGGGCGTGCCCGTTTCGGTCTGTGCAGCGGTTTCGCTGGCCCAGCCATGCGCGATGTCGCCCATATCCACCAGCATCTCGAAGGTGGCGCTTTCGACCTGCACCACATTCGCCACGCGGCGCAGCGAGGCGGTGACATTCAGCGCCTCCTGGACCTGCACAGCGACGGTCGGCGCGGCCAGAAAACCCGCATCAGAAGTCGAATTCATCGCCTTGCCTTCCAGCGGCAGACCGCGCAGCGCGCCGTCATCGCCGTGGCGGATATAGGCATCGAACGCCTTCTGATGGGGCGCGCCGGCATCGGATTCGGTGGCAAGGGGTGCGCGGGCGCGGGTCAGGGTCTTGCGGTCAAACATGGTCATGCGATTTTCCTGTGCTTCCAGTCGTTTCTGAATATCCGTGCGGAAAGACTTGAGTTCATTGACGAACCCCAGCATCTCAGCACCCAGATCACCGGGCATGTCCGCCCCGGCCGCGGTTTTCACCTCGGTCATGGTCCCCTCCGTCTTGGTGAAATTCACTCGGCGCGCAGCGCCATGGTCGCGGCGCGGAACGCCGCCGCCACCTTGTCCAGCCCGTCATCCAGTGCGTCGGACTTCTTGCCGACCTTGGCCTCGGCCAGCATCGGAAAGGTCACCAGCGACACCTCCCACAGCTCGACCTCGGCCAGCACCCGGCGACCCTTGCCGTCGCGTTCGGCGGCGATGGTGCGATAGCCGATGGACAGCCCGTCGATGGCCCCTGCCGCGATCAGCGCCGCAGCCTCGCGGGCCTGCGCCACTTCGGGCAGCAAGCGACCCTTGACCCATAGGCCACGGTCATCCTCGCGGATTTCATCCCAGACGCCGATGGGGCGGGCCGGATCGTGCTGCCACAGCATCCGCACCTTGTCGCCCCGCGCCGCCAGCCGCGCCAGACTGGCGGCATAGGCGCCCTTTGCCACGACATCGCCGCCCTGATCGGTTACGCCGAACAGGCTGGCATAGCCTTCGATCTGGGTGCCATCCGACACGATCTGCGCCCCGGCCGAGAACTTCAGTTCCAGCCCGTAATCCTTTGAATTCATGTCACCCTCCTTTCGGGGTATAGGCAAGGATCGACTGCACCGCCTGGGTCAAGATCACGCCCACGACGCCGTAGACGGTCATCCACAGCCGCCGCTCCAGCCCCTCGATCAGCGCCTCGATCCGTTCCAGCCGCCGTTCGACCTGCCCGAATTGCAGCGCCATGATGCGGTCCTGCGTGTCGATGCGCTGGTCGTGCCAGTCGAACGGCTCCTTCAGGAAACGCGAGCCCTCCATCTAGCCCTCCGTCAGCGGTGGAAGGCCCAGCACAGCGCGCTTTTCGCCCGGCGACAGGAATGCAGCGGCGCCCACGCGCTGCCACAGCTGGTCGCGTTCCTCGGCCAGTGCGGGAACTTGGTCGGGGTCGGGGCGCAGGTCGATCTCCGTCCCCAGATGCTCCGACAGCCACCACGCCACCGCACTGGCCACGCGCGAAACCAAGGGCAGCACGGTCAGGCGGTAGAACGCCCGATGCGCTTCGGCATAGTTCGCGTAAGTCGCGTCGCCCGGAATGCCCATCAGCATCGGCGGCACGCCGAAGGCCTGCGCGATCTCGCGCGCGGCGGCCAGCTTGGTTTCCTGAAACTCCATGTCGCTGGGGCTGAAACCCATCGGCTTCCAGTCCAGCCCCCCCTCAAGCAGCATGGGCCGCCCGGCATTTCGCGCGCCCTGATGGTGCATCTCCATCTCGGTGACCAGCCGGTCGTATTGATCCGCCGACAGGCTGCCCTGCCCATCCGCGCCCTTGTAGACGATCGCCCCCGAGGGTCGCGCCGCATTGTCCAAAAGCGCCTTGGACCAGCCGGATGCGCTGTTATGCACATCCACCGCGACCGCCGCCGCCTGCATGGGAGACAGGCCGTAATGATCGTCCAACGGATGAAAGCTGCGGATATGGCAGATCGGATCGGGGCTGCCGCGCATGTCAAAGCGGTATTTCCGCCCCCCCACGGCATATTCGTAAGCCTCGGGCCAGCCATCCGTCCCCGGCACGACCGCCATCCGGTCCGAACGAAGGACGTGCATTTCCCCCGGCAGGCCCTGCGGCCCCTCGGCTACGGCCTCAAGATAGCCGTTACCCGACAGCAGGATCTGACCGAACAATGCTTCGAACAGCTCCGCCCGACCCTGCCCCGGATTGGGCCGCCGCAGCAGGTCCAGCACCGGATGGATGTCATAGCGCCGCTCGCGGTCCTGACAGATCAGCGGCACGGCAGCGGCGGCCTCGGCGATCAGGCGAACGGCGCGAAAACCCACCGGGTTGCCGGCAAATCCCGTCCGCGTCAGCGATACCGTATCGCGCGCCGACCAGACCACGCGCCCCGAGCCAGCGGCCAGCGCCACGACCTTGCCCGCGGCGCTGGCCTTGACCTCGGTTTCAACCGGGGGGGCATTGCCCCGCCCGAACCAGGAAAAACCCATGTTTCCCTCCTGACAATGCCAATGAAAAAAGGGCCGCCGGAAAGCGACCCTTGCGAAAACCTTGCCCGGACGACCCCATTCAGGGGCCTTCGGGCAAAAGGCGGCTGCGCCCCCTTACAGCGCCCGAACCTGCGGGCGGCGGTAATGCGCGGCAGGTTCGATCATCAGCTCATGGATAGCCCAGACCAGCGCATCCAGCCGGTCAGGCGATCCCTTGCCGTGATAGCCCGCGACCGTCATGCGGCACATCTGATCCTCAAGCGCACCAAGCCCGCGCAAATGATGGACGCGGCCCTGTTCGTAAAGCGCCGCCACCGGCTCGGCCCGCAGACCCTTGCCACGGGACGCGCGCAGCGACCGGAACGGCACAAGCGGGTCGATCTGCCGGATGACGCTTTCCACCAGATCACCGCCCTGATTGACCTCGGCCACCAGCCTTTCCGCGCCGTGCCGGTCCATCGCGGCGATGGCGGCCCGCGCCCAGTCGCTGGGACCGCCGCGCAATGTGGCGTCCTCCAGCACATAGGCGCGCCATTCGGTCACCGGCCCCTCGGCCACGACCCCCGCGACGACGATGCCGCATTCGTCAGATGCCGCGCCGCCGCTGACCGCCGGATCGACCGAGACCACGATCCGCGACAGTTTCGGCGCCGCATCGACCCGGCAACGCTCGACCGTCGCGGTGGTCCACAGCGCGCCCTCCACGTCGTCCAGCAGCAGCCCTTCCAGCTCCTGCCGGCCCAGCCGCGTGCCGGCATAGCGGCTTTCGACCTCGGCCAGAAAGCTTTCCGCAAGATAGGCGCGGTTCGCCTCGGTCGGGGCATGGGTCGTCACGGTCGAGGCCGCGCCGAGGATGCGCTTCAGCACGCCCACATTGCGGGGCGTGGTGGTCACGACCTGCTGCGGATGTTCGCCAAGGCGCAAGGCGAATTGCAGCATGTCCCAGGTGTCCTCGGCCTTTTTCCACTTGGCCAGCTCATCGACCCATGCGGCGTCGAATTGCGGACCGCGCAATGCCTCGGGTTCATGCGCGGAATAGACCTGCGCGGTCGCGCCATTGGGCCAGACCAGCCGCCGCCGCCCCGCCTCCCAGACGGGCCGCCGATCGGGCGGCGAGCAGGCCAGAATCCCGGACTCGCCAAAGACCATCACGTCGCGCGCCTGATCAAAGGTTTCGCTGATCAGCGCCACGCGATGCGCCCGACCGGCAGCATCGGGCACAGGCCCTTCGACCTGCGCGCGCACCCATTCGGCCCCGGCACGGGTCTTTCCCGCACCGCGTCCGCCCATGATGACCCAGCTTTTCCAGTCACCTTCGGGGGGCAACTGGTGCGGCAGGGCCCAGAACTCGAACAGCCATGGCAGCGCCGCCAGCGCGTTGTCGCCAAGACCGCCCAGAAATGCGTCCACCTCATCGGGCGCGGCGCAGGCAAGCCAGGCGGCGCCCGATTTCATCTCGTGCCGCGGCAAGGTCGAGTGTGCCTGCACCGACCTGTCCGGCAGCATCCTTGCGTAGCTTGTCAACCTTGCCCCTTTCCTCCAGCACCAGATGGGCCGCGTCGCGCAGCGCCCGGACCAGCTTGCCGGATTCCTTCAATTCATCAGTTTCGCCCAACCGGATCTTGTCCCGCAGCCGGGTCAGATCCGCCGCGTAGGACCGGAACAGCCCATCCGCGATGTCCAGAACCTCCATCTTGTCGCCAAGCAT